TTTTAACCTATTGTATGTTTTTTCAATCTTTTGACCTAGTAGATAAAACTCATTTTCAAGAGTTTCTATTTGTTTAAATAATTTGTTTACCTCTTCACCTAATTTATTAGCACGACTCATTTATATATAATAATCCTAGAAATTAAACCAAATTACTAGTTAAATTTCCCCGTGCTCTAATAGGGTCTTCGCCTTCAAAAAGGTCATTATAAATAGGTTGGTTGCTAGATATTTCGGTGAATACGTCACGAGGAACAAATCTGTATTCTATTTCACGGTCAGCCTTCTGTGATTTTAAATAAATGTCCATATATCCTATTGTAAGCATAGTTACACCTAGTATAAAAAGAAACAATGTTAATGCTTTCATTATTATAATTCCTATATTTTTTATTCCTCTGGTTCATAAAATTGTGCGTAAATATCACTTTTGAAAGTATTCACCTGAGAATTTATATTATTTTCATTTAACATATCGTGTGCGCTATAAGGAATAGGACGATATTCTACTGAATAAACAGTTTCTCGTTTATTGAAATCGTAGAGTTTATAGTTAACAATTGAATAAACTAATAAAATTACAAAGATAGAAATTGCGATAGTCTTCATTTAAATATACTTAGATTTCTTTAACCGCTGGAGTAGCGCCATCGTTTCCCTCAGTGTCTTCTGTAGTGGAATTTGCTGGAGCTTCTGCGAATTTAGACTTCATCCAAGGGTCTTCAGTTTCTAATGAATCAACAGTCTGTGAAACCTGTTCAGCATTATCGAGTGACACTTCTGTTTCCTGGCGTTTCTTAGCTTCTTCAGCTGCCAATCTTTCTTTGATAGCATCCTGCTGTTTTTCACGTTTCTGTTCTTCATAGAACTGGTCCTTGCGAACTTCATTAGCCTTATATTCCTTCATTAGAGTGTTAAGTTCTTCTTCGAGGTATTCTTCGTTAGCTACCTTATCGGCACAAGGGTCCCATGGTAACCAGTATCCCATCTGTCCAACAAATACGTGGAAACTACGGTCTTTAGCTTGAAGACGCTTTGCTCTTCTTTCTGCTTCACCATAGGTATCGAATACTCCTCTAACTTTAACACCACGAACATTTGTTTTAAAGTCACACTCTTTATTGTATTCTTCATCAAGTTTTTCTCCATGCTTGTATTTGAAATCATCATATTTACCCTTGAATCCATCATAGGTTTCACGAATGTAGTTACGGAGTTCAGTTTTAGTTGCTTCTACAAATTTAGTGTTAATACCAGCATATTCTTGTTTGGTTTCTTCTGAAGCACCCTCTGGTGGTTTTAATTTCTGGTCTAATGCAAATTCTACTTCTCCACAAATCTGTGTCATAAAACGATGAAAAAGATAAAATTCCTTTTGTTTTAATACATCTTCAGGAGATACGAATGAAATACAAACGTAGTTTTGACCTCCTATACGGTCATCTACTTCGAGATAATCTTCTTCTGCTGTTGGGATTGTGTTTCTGCTAGTCATTTCTAATGTGGATATTTAGATATATAAAAAATGCTTTAAGTGATTTAATTTCTAATAATATTATAAATGCGTGTTAATCATCGTGAAGTTTTAAGACGATTAGTTAAATATTTTATTTTAACTTTACTAGTTGCCTATAGTGCTAAAATGATAATAAAAGCTAAGGTATCAAATGTTGAATCATTTTATATTGGGGTTGTAGCGGCCACTATTTTTGCTGTGTTAGACATGATATCTCCAACAATTTATATAAAAACAAAATAATTATGATAATTCTAAATCTTCTAGGTTGTTACTATATGAAACACTAGTATCACCTCCGCGTTTTACCTTTTTCTCGAAAAATATCTTTTTCCTAGTATCTTTGTGAATAAATACCTTCACAATATTGTAACAAATCTTAAAAAATCCAGGAATATTTGTGATTACTATTTTTTGAACACAATCTGGATATTTGTCTTCAAAGAAAGGTATTAATTTTTTGAACATACCAGTATCCATATTTTTGATGTATGTTTTTTTTAAATCTACAAACAATACTATTTCCTTGGTATTATACAACTTTTTTGATGTAGTAACACAAGTATTCATAGCTTTGTCAATGTATTCAATAAAATCATCATATTCACCATTCTTTCTTTTTGTAAAATTCCCAGCAAAAATACTAAAAACAACACAATTATTATTGTCGTTTTTTTGAACGTTAATAATTTGACTAAAATCCATATAATTTATCTTAATATAAAAAAATAAAAAATTAAACACTAGGAATAAATTCCCATTTTAAATAATTACAAATATCTTTCCAAATTTGGTCTTGTTGATGTAACTTTTCACGACTTTTCAATAGTATAAAACATTCAGTGAATTCATCTAATTCTAATAATTGAACAAATTTGTGTAGAACATAACTGTAACTCAAAAAGTTTTTTCTACTCTTAGGACAGAATTTATGAAATGGAACCTGGATTTCTTTGAACATTCTACGTAATTCTTCCTCTGTTTCTCTAGATATAGTAGGTGGAGGTTCTCCATTAAGTCTATTAATAATATGTGGAACATGCTCATAATATTTATTTTTCTTGAGTTTCTTAAGTATTTCACGTAACTTAGGTGGCGTTAGTGATTTCATATCTTCTATTCTCTCTTTTTTCAACTCTGATATAATTTGATTATATACTTCTTGTGGAATATCAGTAGATTCTTTTGCTTGAAACTGTGCTAACCATTCATTAAAGTGATTGATACGTTTGTATGCGAAATAACTAATTTCTCTAGGAGGTTCTTTGTAACTAGGTTTATCTGAGTCTATCAGTATAAAAGATTCATCACCACATTTATTACATATCATTTTACCTTCACTCATATACAATGTCTTTTCTAAACCACAAGTTTCACAATAATCTAATGTTTCATTTTTCTCTATATTAAGATTATCAAAATTTTCGTCTGTTAGCAATAGGTAGTCTTCATACATTTTAGCCTTACTCTTATATTTACTAGGTGATTTTACTGGTAACTCCGGTGAAACCGGTGGTTTTGTTTCTTTAACTTGTTCTTTAACCGTTTCTTTAGCAGGACCAGTATAATCAGTAAAATATTCCATTACAGATTTTTTCGCTACAACTTTTCTTAAGTTTCCTTCATCTGTTTTTTTCTTTTTTATTTTAGGTGTAACCTTTTCGCGCTCTCTAGACTTATTGTTGTCTGCGTAATTGAATAATATATTACCGGTGTCTAATAAGTAATCTATCTCTTCACGATTGCTTTCTATATCGTTTATACTTTCTTTTAAATTATTTATCTCGTCTATTAACTCCATTTTTTTATCAATATTAAAATCATTTGTTTTTTCAGGAGTGTATTCTCGTAACCGCGATTCAAGAATATCAAGGTCTCGTTTTTGTGTATTCATATTATCGCGTTTTTCAGTAAAATACGAAACTTTTAGTTCGTGCTTAGCTTGTAAGGTAACTCTAGTATCCGCAACAAGTTTTTTCTTACTCTTAGTCTTAAATGACATACTTAGCTTAAGTAATAAAAAATATTTTAATAAAATCTTTAAGTATTTAACTTAAAGAATATTATATTATTTTATAGTATATATTACAAATGGGAGGAGGTCTTATACAACTTGTCGCATATGGTTCCCAGGATATGTATTTAACTGGTAATCCACAAATTACATTTTTTAAGAGCGTTTATAGAAGACACACTAACTTCGCAATTGAATCTATTAAAAACATATTTAATGGAACAACAAATTTTGGAAATGAGATCTCTACAGTAATAGACCGTAGTGGTGATTTAATTCATAAGCAGTATCTCCAGATTACAATTCCTGCCGTAGATTTGACTGTAGGAACATCAGGAGAGAGTGGTGAATATATAGCATTTCGTTGGTTAAATTGGTTGGGACACGTTTTAGTAGAACATGTAGAATTAACTATTGGTGGTCAACAGATAGACATACACTATGGTGACTGGCTCCACATATGGAATGAATTAACACAAACATCTGAAAAAGGATCAGCTTATGCTGAAATGGTGGGAAATGTCCCTAAGTTAACACAGATACAGAGTTGTAATTTTAGTGCTAGTAGCACAACAACAGATGAATATACACTTTATGTCCCTCTCCAGTTTTGGTTTAACAGACATCCAGGTTTAGCACTTCCTATTATATCATTACAGCATCACGATGTTAAATTAAATGTTAAATTCCGTGGATTAGATGACTGTATCTGGGCAACAAAACAGGATAATTCAACTACAAATAGTTACAATGCCTCTATAGGTCAGGATGTTTTTTCAACAAAACCTGAATTAGGTAATGTATTCTTATACACTGATTATATTTTCCTTGATTCCGCTGAGAGACGTAGATTTTCACAAGTTCAACACGAATATCTTATTGAGCAAGTCC